TTGGCATTATGAAAATCCTGGTTTACAATCATCACCAAGAAAATTAGTTGCACAAGTATATTTGAATACAATCGAAGAGGGTGGTGAGACAGAATTTTTATACATTAATAAAAGAATAAAAGCGGAGCAGGGAAGATTAATTATTTTTCCTGCAGCATTCACTCATACTCATAGAGGAAACCCTCCCATAGGAGAAGATAAATACATATTATCTACTTGGGTGGTGTCGCAAGATAATCGAGGATAATGAAAGTTATATTTAAAATTCAAAAATATTATCCAGATGATAAAACCATAGAAGTAAAATTATGTAGATTGCACTCTCATAAATCAATTGATCAATATGGTGCGAAAGTTGTAAGTTTAGATAAATTAGATCTGGAAGACTACAGTAGTTTTGTAGATAGTCTATGTAGAGTGACTGAACATAGAATAAATGTTCAAGATGAAAATGAATTAATATTGAAAGAAAATGAACCAAATATATTTGATGATAAGATAAAATTTAATATTGATAGTATTATTGGAAAAGTATTTCAAGGAAAGTTCACTAATCGATCAGATAGATTACTTAAAATGCGAAGAGTAAAATTATGAATTTTGTTAGATATCATAAAAAGTGTGAGTCTTGGATAGCTTGTGGAGCAAAAGGAGACAAAGGTGCTATAAATTTTGATTATGCTCATGAGAGAAAAACAATTTATCAATATGCAACTAAAGGTTTAGTAAAAATTTCAAAATTATTTTCAAGTGAATCTAAAATTTTTGGCAGTGGTACTTTAATAGATGTGAAAAAATTTTATAATCATAATGTTGTGTATGAATTTTTAGAGGATACAGATGTTTGGGGATTTAATCCTCTCCATGAAGAAGATTGGGATGGTAAGATCGTAAATAAGACATTTAAGGCAGAGAAACAATCAGTTCTAGTCTGTTTAGATGGTAGTCCAATAGTAAATAATATTATGTTGTCAAGATATGATTATGATGAATTGACATTTGGGAAAACTTATAATATAATACCAGATAGTGGGGTACTCGCATTGTTTACTAAAAAATGATTACCAGAAACGAGATAGATGAATTATTTGAGTGGGCAAGCACGACAAAATTTCCTCTATACAAATTAAATAATCCAGAACATTACTCAAATAAACGAATTGATTATAGTTGGCATAAACTTGTAGACCATAAAAATAAATCTACAATTCGTAGAAAGTTTATGACAGAACGTATCATTGAGATACATGAAAACCCTGAAATATTATGGTCTGCTATGGGTATATTTTATGCGGGAACTAAGGTAAACAAACACAAAGATCCTAATATTTTTAGTGAACCATACAAAAGAATACAGATACCAATTAAAATTCCAAGTTCAAATAAATGTTACATGCTTTGGGAAGATGGAACTAAAACCACTTGGGAAGTTGGAGAACCACAAGTACACCATGTTATGGATAAAGCACATGAAGGATTTAATTACTCTGATGAGGAAATGATATTTTTGATGTTAGATGTTAAAAAATCTACTGAGGTTATTTTATAATTAAACCAGAAGTAAAACTAGAATAAATAACTAAAAATATCATTATAAATGGCTGATATAAGAAAGACTTTTAATTTTAGAGCTGGTGTACAGGTTGATGACGACGTTTTTATTGTTCGTGGAGAACAGGTCGGTATCGGAACTACAATACCAACAGAAGCACTTGATGTTCGTGGTAATCTTAAAGTAGTTGGTATACTAACATCACAGCACACAGATTTTTCTGCTGGTATCTCTACATTTGGTGATGTTAAAATTGGAACAGGAATATCAATTTCTGCTCCCTCTGGAATTATAACCGCAACTAAATTTTCTGGAGATGGTTCACTATTACAAAATGTACCGACATCTTCATGGGTTCAATATAATCAACTTGATGATAATGGATTGAGTGTTGTTTCGATTGCTAAACCTACAGGTAATGTTGGAATAGCAACAACAGGTGCGAGTAGCACAAATGATCTTCAAATTGGAAGTGATCCTCAAAATGGAATTAGTAATGGAGTTGGTATAGGTTCTGATGGAAACATATATGCTTCGGGAATTATTACCGCCACGACATTTAGTGGTTCTGGTGCATCATTAACATCAATACCTGCTGGACAATTAACTGGTACTGTTGCTGATGATAGAATTGCTACACTCACTGCATCTAAATTAACTGGTTCTTTACCAGCAATTAATGGACAGTTATTGACAAACTTAACTGGTGCTGCTTCTTCAACTTATGGTAATTCAACTACCACTCCTGTAATTACAGTTGATGTAAATGGTAGAATCACAAATATCATATCAACGAGCATTACTGGTGCTGCTGCCACTTCTTCTCAAGCAATTGATGTCACCTCAACAAGTAGTAATCAAAATCATTTTATTACATTTGTTGATCAAGCTGGTACAGCAAGAAGTTTGAGAGGTGATAGTGGAATTATTTACAATCCTAGTAGTAATAATTTAGGAGTAGATGGTGTTATCACTGCCACTCAAGCGGATATTGGTACTGGTGGACTAGATGTAGATGGTCATACAGAATTAGACAATGTTAACATCTCTGGTGTTGTAACTGCTACAACATACAAGGGTGATGGTTCTAATTTAACAGGTATAACTCCAAGCGTTGGTATCACAACTAATTTATCAGGTTCATTTACTGCAACTGCGGGTTCACCAACTATAATCGATGCTCATACTTATGGTTCAGAACTATTGTTTGAATATACAGTATTCATTAAAAATGGTTCCGATTATCAAAGTCAAAAATTATTAGTGATGAGAGATGGAACAACTGTGACTTCAACACAGTATGCTATAATGTATAGTAATAATTTACTTGTTCAACTTGATGCCACGACTAGTGCTGGAAATGTAATAAATCTTAGAGTAACACCAGAAACAGGCATAAATGGTTCAACAACATATCGTTTCAGACGTGAGGTAACTTAATGAGTACAGAAAGTGAAAGAGTTGCACGATTAGCAGCAGAAGGTGAAAAATTTGTTCCCGAAGGCACAGGACCAAAAGTATATGTTGTAACTTGTAAAAACAAATCAGATTGGGATGAAATTCATAATTATATTATAAACGAGAATGAGATTGATGGTATTCCAAATCGTAAAATAGAATGCACTGATGATTGTAAATCTTGTGATCGTATGGCATCATATGAAATGTCAGATGAAGAAGCAAATCAATTAAAATCACATCCAAAGGTGGCGGGTGTTCAATTAGATCCAGATTATTATCAAGGTACATTTAAAGGATATGCGGATGAAGTAATATCAACAACCAATCGTTACGGTACAAATGTTAAAATAGGGAGAGATTTTCCATCTAGTTTTTTTCCCCCAAGTCCCAGTTCAACTCTTTTAAGGAGAACAGGAGCATCAATTTATAGACATCAACAACAAGCAGATTTTTGGAATGGTAGTGCCGACGATTCAATCTTAAATGCAGATCCTGAATATCGTGGTGATGGAACAGATGTTGATGTTATTGTATGTGACGAATCTGGTTGGTATGGACACACTGAATTTGTAAAAACAGGCACAGGAGAACCGAGCAATTTTGTAGGACAAAATGTTTTAAAGAGTGGGTTCGCAACATCTGCAACAACAGGATTGTGTGGTGTTCTAGATTGTGTATTAGATGCACCTTACTATCTTGATCCAGATTTTTTTGAAGCTGTACCTGGAGCCCGATTAACAACACGTTGGGATGGAACAAAAGTTCCCGTAGAATCTGTTGCTCGTGCTTGGTGGCAAAATAATAGCACTTCAAATCGATCAGCAAAGTATGTAAGCACTTCAAATGGTGGGAGTGCTACAGGTGATAATGACTTTGGAACAGTCTCAGTTTCATCAAATTATACACGAGCTAATAGTAATGGGTCTAATACGACACAACATGCAGGAGGGGGATATCATGCGACTCCATGTATGTCACAGGCATATGGTAAAACACATGGATGGGCATTTAATGCAAATAAGTGGCACATGAGTATAATCTGGAGTACGGGTGCGTTGAGTATTACATCTTGTTTTAAGATACTTAAAATTTTTCATCAGTGTAAACCCAATAGAACTTCTGATAATACAAAAAACCCAACAATTACTTCTCATAGTTGGGGAAGAGGGAGATATTTGAGTAATAGTTATTATTATTTTAGAACTACTGGTGATGGAACAGGTGGAGTATCATATACAAGTGGAACAAAACCAGCATTTTTAAATAATTTATATTATACAACTAGACATACAGCTCATGTAAATCCTTCTTACTCAGAATCTGTTTTAGGTAAATCTTTAGTTGATGCAGGAGTTATTTTTGTATCAGCTGCGGGTAATGATAACATGAAACAGGTTTTATATGGACATCCAGATTATAATAATTATGATGCAGATGATAATGATAAAACTCTTGCAGATGCATTAGCTGGAGATTTCATTGGGAGAACCGATATGACAAATCGTATTGGTTTTCCATCAGATATTGGTTTTGATGACTCAAGTGGCAGTGATGTTTATCAAACTTTCAACATAGGAGCTCTTGAGTCAAACAAAGCTAGCAACACTCAGGAACGTAAAGTTAATTATAGTAACATGGGAAATGGTATTGATTGTTATGCTATAGGTGATGATTCTCTCTCTGCTTGTGATGATAATTATCCCAGTTATTTGAGAAAAAATCGTCATGATTCAACATATCGAATTAATTCCAGTTACCAAATTGTAGAAAGTGGTGGCACAATATCAGACGATAGTCAAGATACTGAATTTGGTGGAACGAGTTCTGCCTGTCCAGTGGCAACTGGGTTGCTGGCAACTAAATTACAATATAATCGTACTTGGACATGGAGTAACCTTAAAACTTGGTTGGCAGAGAAAGTAACTGACCAAACAGAAACTGCCATGTATACAGGCACAGAATCAACTACTGCCAATGATTCTAACTGGAATGATGATTTTAATTTACAGGGTGGTCTTAGAAAAATTATTTGGGATGCTCCATTATCTGATCCACCTGGTGAAGGTGAAGAAGAAAGTGGTCCAGTTGATGAGGTATTCATAACTGGTCCTCTAATCATCAGTGGAGATATTACTATCTCATAAAAACATAAATATCTAAAAAAGTGTAAAAAATGGCAGATAAGAGTTTTGGTATAAAGGAGTTAAATTTAGTTACTTCTGGAACACCTAAAATACAAAGCCCGAATAATTTAAATTTAAGTGCTACTACTGTTGCGATTAGTACTAATGCGACTGTAGGTGGTACTTTAGATGTAGATGGTCATACAGAATTAGACAATGTAAATGTATCTGGTTTATCAACATTTGTTGGAAATTCAAAATTTGATGGATTATTAGGTATTCAAACAGCATCCCCACAAACTCAACTTCATGTTTGGGATAATACTTCACAGGTTGCGAGATTTCAAAGTAATCAATCTACATCTATAATCTCGTTTGTAGATGAGACTACTAGTAGTACACCATATGTTGGTGCTAATTCAAACGATGTAATACTAGGAGCAGGTGGTGGAGAAAAATTAAGAATTACTGGTATTGGAGGTTCAGTAGGTATTGGAAAGACAAATCCAGATGAAACACTCCATGTGGTTGGAACATCCACGATTACAAGTAATGCTTTCTTTGGTGGAACTGTAAGTATTGTGGGTAATACAACTGTTAATGCTAACTTAGATGTTAATTCACTCACTGTTCCTTCATTAAATGCTCACATCATAGGAAATAATGCTAAAATACACAGCACTAGTGGAATTTCAACTGTCGCTACATTTAAAGCGACTGGAATAAGCACATTTTCTGGTGATGTAACTATAACCGATGGTAATAGTTTCACAGTGAATAGTGGAGATGCTAACTTTTTTGTATCAGGTAATGGAACCGTTGGAATTAGAACTGATAATTTAGAAAAGGACATCACAATCGCTGGTGATACCTTATTTAAAACTTCAATTTCGGTAGGAAACACTGCTCGATCTGCCGTTGATTTTTCTGAAGTTGTAGATATAAAATATAACGATGGAACAAATAGAGCTTTATTCGGATATATGATTCCACCTATAGTTACTACAGCTCAAAGAAACGCTTTAGTAGACGGTAGAAATCCCTCTAATCCAGTTATCAGTGGTGCTATAGTCTTTAACTCAGATACTGCTAGATTAGAAATTCGTGATGGTGAGAATTGGTATGGTATTGGTACAGTAGTATAGTCGAGATTTAAAAACTTATACATACTCTGTATGGTTTGTACGAAAAACTCTAACAATTTTTAAAGGGAACCTCTTGACAAAGGGGTTTTTTTGTCTTAAAATATAAGAGTATAATTCACACGGTCAACTAAGTCCGAGGATTCAATGACAAAATTCAGATCATTTTTTGAGGAAGCACTAAGACTTCCATATAAATCCAACTCTCAAGATAATCCTTTACATGAACTACAGGTACAGGCTCTTTTGATTAAGTATGGATTTGAGTACGAGTACCAACCAAATGGATTACAACAGAGTCCAGATTTTAGAGTAACACTTGATGATGGTAGAACTGTCGATATTGAGTGTAAGTCATCTAAACAAACATTCCCAACTTATAATGGTGGTTTGCCGAAGAAAGGAGTAGTTTACATTTTCAGTAGTAAGAAGTATGATGAAACTACAATCTTTTTTGCCGAAGATGTCGTGCTTGATGATACGAGACAATGGTTAGAGGAGACTATCGATGCTCTTCAAGAGACACTAGATCAAAGACGTAAAGTCAAACCAGAAGACCCTAGAGGACTAGATTTCTACATTCGTAATATGTTTGTACAAAACGGTACTGGTAAAAAAGATTATTTTAAACATGAACAAAGAGAAATTTGTGAACAAAGAGTACTCAATTATAACTGGTGATTGTCAAAATGTTCTTCTTCATTATGAAGATAACTTTTTCCATTCATGTATAACTGACCCACCCTATGGTATGGGTATGGATGATTGGGATCACTCTGTACCAACTGTCGAGATATGGAAAGAAGTCTATCGTACACTCAGACCTGGTGCCTTTTGTCTATCATTTTGTAGTCCAGAACTATATCATCGGATGGCAGTAAATGTTGAAGATGCTGGTTTTGTGATTAAAGATCAAATTATGTGGATGACAACAACGAAGATGCCGAAACATAATCGATTGAAACCAGCACATGAACCCATAGTTGTAGCACAAAAACCCTACGAGAAATCATTAAAGAATAACTACGAGAAATGGGGGTGTGGTTTAATTGATACTGATAATACTAGAATCCCTTGGGAAAAGGAACCACCAAAAGGATGGGTCAAGAGTGGTGCGAAACGTAGAACATTTGGTCGAGAAGGAAAGACTACAGGCACTCAGGAAGAATTTGGAACTGTTGATGCCAATCCAAATGGTAGATACCCAAGTAATATAATTGGGGAAGTGAACAGTAGTGAGCAGAAATATTTTTATGCTCCAAGAGCAACAAGAAAAGAAAAGGGATTAAACAATAATCATCCAACTGTCAAACCAGTTAGTTTGATGTCATATTTAATTCGTATCTATTCTCCTATGGGTGGACAGGTATTGGATCCATTTTGTGGATCAGGAACTACTGGTGTCGCATCAATACAGGAGGATCGAAATTTCGTTGGTATTGATCTCAGTTTAGACTACACAAGAATCGCACAAGAGAGATGTTCAGTTGAGAAACTGTCACACGAGGAGTCGAATCCTCTTGAATTATTACTATAATATGTACATATAGAGTTAATTTCATGCAACTAAGACCACATCAAGAACAAGCAGTTAAAGCAATGCTTCGCAACACTAAAGGTCAAATCATTGTTCCTACTGGTGGTGGTAAGACTATGTGTATGATTGATGATGCTATGAATGAGTTTTCAAGATCATACATGGGTCAGACTATTGTGGTTGTTGCTCCTCGTATTCTATTGGCAAATCAATTATCAGCAGAGTTTCTTGAGTTCATTGATAATGCCGAGGTATTACATGTTCATAGTGGAGAGACACGTCATTATTCAACTACACAGGCAAGCAGAATATCTGTATGGTCAGCAAAGAATTGTGCCTTTAATCAGATAATTTTCACTACATATCATTCACTTCATAGAATACAGGAGAGTGGTATTCATGTAGATACAATATACTTTGATGAAGCACACAACTCAGTACAGAAGAACTTTTATCAATCTACTGAATACTTCTCACATCATGCTGAAAGATGTTACTTCTTTACAGCAACACCAAAGCACAGTAGAACACCAAGTAAAGCGGGTATGAACTGGACAAAAACCTATGGTCAGGTAATATGTCAAGTACCAGCACCTAAGTTGGTTAATCAAGGTTACATTTTACCACCAAAGGTAGAGGTTTACAAGACTAGAATACTTGAGAAAGATGAATTGGTTGCTGACAGAGATTCTGAACAAATGATTGATGCTATTGATAATCTCAAGAAGAACAAAGTATTAATATGTGCCAAGTCCACAAAACAAATTGTTAACTTAGTTTCTCATACAAAGTTTGTAAGTGAGTTAGCATGGAGAGGTTATTCATATATGTTGATTACTTCAAAGACAGGTGCTATAATAGATGGAGAAAAGGTCACAAGAGAAGAGTTCTTTGATGTACTCAACGCATGGGGTCAAGACCCTGACAAAAGATTTGTTGTATTACATCACAGTATTCTATCTGAAGGCATGAATGTAAAAGGTCTTGAAGCAGTATTGTTTATGAGGTCTATGGATTACATAGGTATTAGTCAAACTATTGGTCGTGTCATCCGTAAAGGAGCAAAGGACAAAGTATTTGGTCTTGTATGTATTCCAGTTTATTCCAAGGTTGGTATCTCAACTGCCACAAAGGTGGAAGCAGTTGTTGATACTATATTCAACAAAGGCGAAGCAGCAACTACAGTAATTACACGATGAGTTCTATAGTATTAGTCACAGGTGGATTTGACCCCATACACACAGGTCATATCGCATACTTCAAAAACGCAAAAGAGTTATATCCATACGCACCATTATGTGTTGGATTAAATTCTGATGAGTGGTTAATTCGTAAAAAAGGAAAATACTTTTTACCAATGGAAGAAAGAAGAGCGATAGTCAAGGAACTCAAACCAGTTGACTTAACAATTACCTATGATGATACAGATAACTCATCTAATATGGCAATCTTCAAGTGTTTACAAATGTATGATAGAGTGATATTCTGTAATGGAGGAGACCGAGTAAACACTAATGTACCAGAGTATCTTAAGTTTAAACAGAATGATAAAGTTATCTTTGAGTGGGGAGTTGGTGGCGATAACAAAATGAATAGTAGTAGTTGGATTTTAAATGAATTTTTAAGGAAATGAAAACCGATCTTTTTTTATCAGAGGGAGTAAAATTTAAGAAGAATTATAAACCTGATTTATTATCTTGGAATGAAATGGCAAATATCATTAATACTAGACCATTAATGAATGATAAAAGAGTCATGTTACTTGGAGATAGTGAGAGATATAAGTGGTTATGTTCTAATTGGACAAAAGACCCAAATTGTTTTCCACCATCTTTAATAAAAAAAATACTTGATGACATGATGATTTTTTTTACTGATATGTCAAGGGCAACGGAAAAAATAAATGATTTCGCAAAACAAATGGAGGATGATTATGGTAAACAAACTGATGCTCACATATATGTGTGTCGTAATATAGAAATGAAACATCACTTTGGTATACATTATGATTATAATCATAATATAATTGTACAATGTGAAGGTATAACAAACTTTAAAGTCTGGGATGAAGTTAAGGATGTAATCGGGTCTGGAGGTGTACTGAATAACCCAATTAGAAATAGATTAGAAATGGATGCTGAACCTATTATAGATGTAGATATGGAATCTGGAGACGCAATTTGGATACCAAAACATTTTCCACATCTGGCAACTTCTTTGACACCTAGATTATCAGTTAGTTTCCCTTTAAGTGAATACTCAGACACCAATTTAATCAGGGAGGATAGAACTTGGATAACACTATGAAAACAGACACACTACTCAGGATACTCAAAGTGGTTAAAGTCAAACCTAAACCCAAGTATCCACCAGTTCGTAAACACTATAACGTTCATTTATTCGGATGAGAGATACAATTTTATTTGGAGATTGTCGAGAGACACTCAAACAATTTGATGAACAGGCAAGAATGTGTGTTACATCCCCACCTTACTATGGTCTTCGTGATTATGGTGGAGAACAGAATCAAATTGGACAAGAACAAACACCAGAAGAATATATTGATGAAATGGTCAAAGTATTCAGATTAGTGAGAGACTGTCTTACTGATGATGGCACACTATGGCTAAATATTGGAGATAGTTATTATAACTATCGAAAAGATGGGTGTATCCCTAAACAAACATTTAGTAATAGTAGGCAAGACTTACCTATAACCACACCCAGAAGATCAAATAAGTTACATGGATATAAAGATAAAGACTTAATTGGAATCCCTTGGATGTTAGCATTTGCTCTAAGGTCTGATGGATGGTATCTCAGACAAGATATTATATGGCATAAACCAAATCCGATGCCAGAGAGTGTACGAGATAGATGTACTAAATCACACGAGTATATTTTCTTATTAAGTAAAAACAAGAATTACTACTATGACAACGAAGCAATCAAAGAACCCGCAAAAGATTGGGGAACAAGAGACAGAACAAACGGAAAATACCACAACGAAGGAACAGGACTACAACCACATTCGGGACTTACAAAATCATATCCAACAAAGAATAAACGATCTGTCTGGTCAGTAACCAAGAAACCATATAAAGGAGCTCATTTTGCTACGTTTCCACCTGAGTTGATTGAACCTTGCGTCAAGGCGGGTAGTCAGGAAGGAGATATAATTTTAGACCCATTCATGGGAAGTGGTACAACCGCAACAGTAGCAAAGTCACTTAATCGTGATTATATTGGATGTGAGTTACATGAAGAGTATGGTACACTAATTCAGAAGAGAATACAAGATTATGTACCAGTTAATAAACCGTCACAAGAACCTAGCATAAACATCTTAGATATTATATAATAATAGTAGTTAAAGAAATCACATGAAATGCGAAGTCCAGTTGTACGTTGCGGGTAGAGTTTTTACCGAGCAAGTGTATGCCGTAAGTTATGACGAAGCAAGACAAGTTGCTCTTGCTAGAAATCCAAATGCGAGAGTAGTGAGCGTTAATGCCAAATTCTAATTATCAGAAATTCTATCCTACTACATTCCCATCCTTACTAGACCCCAAAGTTGGACAACCAACTGGTTATGTAACTAAAGATGGTAGATGGGCAGCAGTTCCGTCAAATGGTCGTAAATTTGCTATCGTACATGATGGTATCGTAGAACACTTCTCAAAAAATTTTGAATGTGCTATGATATACATACAAAAGGGAATTAAAAAAGAGAAAAATGCACGATCAAAACTCAATCGACAAAAATGAAACACCCTCAGAAAAATATCAGAGAGCGTTAGACTTGTTTACCGAGTCTGTATTGAAACCAGACCACGATTTGCGTAGTTGTTCTCATAATCAGGGATGTTATAATGAGTTGATGGAGATAAGAGAACATGTTTTGGAATATCTCAAAACTCTCAAGGAAGTTACCCACCATACCAATCCTGATGAGAGTGACGAGATTGAAACCGCAAAACTATCTGAAGCAAAAGTTAGAATACTATCATTAAAAAATGAGTGAAGTTGAATTTCATAAACACAGAGTATTTCGAGAAACAGAAGACGTAATATTCTATGATATATCAGTTGAAAACTCTAATGCTTCCGACTTAGTAATTCATACTGGTAGTGCTGTATCCCCACCTGATGATGTAGTGGGAGCGAAGCAGTTTTATATACACAGACACCAAATAGATCACAATAGAGTTGTGTCTGGGGAGAGAACATTTGAGTTAGTAAATTTGAAATGGAAGTATCCATACCATATCGTACATCTAAATGTTCAGAGTGGTGCTTTGAGGATTCCAACACATACCTATCATCGTTCAGTATCAGGAGATACAGGTTCAATCGTTATCAATCAGGCGGTTCGAGATAATGATTTTAATGATAAGTATGAATTTATACCAGTATCAGCAGCAAGTGATAGGAAACTGTATGATATACTACTTAACGAGAAACCAATCGTACATACACTAGGCGAGTAGGCATAAATTTTTGTTACTAATTTATCGGTTTGTATTGAAATCCTAACTAAATAATAGTGGAAGTAAAGGGAGGGCAAGATGAGTTAAACTTTTTTATTATGAAAATTATGAACACAATAGAGTAACGATCATGCACAATTTAATTTCTTTCAATCAACTGGTGGGAACACGAGATAGTGATCCACACAACGATTTAATCACAGAATACTACGAGTGCCTTATCGAATGTAATGAAGACCAACATATCTGCAAGAGAATCTGCAAGGAGGTTTTAATTGATTAGGACAACATTTTATTCTCATCCACCATAACAAGATTACATAACCCTTGATTAATGTCAAGGGTTTTTTTCGTTAATGAGTATAAATACTATGTAAAGAAACCAACATAATCTAATGTTATCCGATAAAAAAGCAGCGAAAAAGATAATAAAACTTGCCAAATGTTGCCCAGAGTATTATACTGATGAGGAAGTAAGATATGCTAAAATATACAAAAAGAGTTTAAAAAATGGCAGAAGATTCACTCAAAATCAATCAAAATAAAGATGGTTCATTTAGTGTTGAGTGGGATAAGAAAGACCCAAATTGGAAGTGGTTAAATAATATGACCACTAAAGAAATTGAATCATTTATTAAAGAGTCAATTCAAAATGACAAAGGAGGTTATTTAAAATGAAACTTGAATATAGTGAAAAGGACTACTGGGAAGGAAGAGTGCCAGATGAACTATTTGAAAAATATCTTAACATATATGGATATGAGTATACCCCAACAAATTTAGATCGAGACATTGAGATTAAAACAGATGGAGAATATATAGTAATGGACAAGACAGGTACAAATATGTCAGAAATCAAACACGACCTAAGTCATGAAGTTTATCTTGATCCAAAAGATGATAAGGAACATATCAATCATGGTATGTTAGAATATAAAAAATCTGAGTTGGAAGAAGTCCACGCAGATTATGAATATAGTCATAAGGATGAGATAGTAGAACCAAATGATGGTAAAATCAATGATTGGCACACCAGACACGAGGATAAGCATTTAGAAATATATTGTGATAACCATCCTGACGCATTTGAGTGTCGAGTGTACGATGACTAGGACAGTTTAAAAAGTGTAACAATCCCCCTACACAGGGGGTATTTTTTTGCTATTATATTAATGGGGAAACAAAATCATCTTAGTTATGATTTTTGTTTCTCGCATCCAATTAATCCCTTTATTTTCATGACAAGAGAAGGACTAGCAACTGGTAAACTACAAGAAGAAACACAGGAACTTCTTGATGATTACAATGAACTCTACAACTGGGAGTACAACGATATGGTTGACTTCATTGTAAAGTATGGGGAGAAAGCATTTAGAGATAATTATGACGACTATCAAGGTCAAGTTGATGAGTTAGGAATTGAACCAGTTGACGCATTTATAGAATTATTCAGCATTGATGATGTTGCGAATGTAGTTGACTCATATCAGGGAAGTTATTATAGTGGTGCTGATTTTGCCGAGCGACTATGCGAAGATTGTGGTTACATATCAAATGATATGCCAAGTTGGATTGAGATAGATTGGGAGAAGACTTGGGAAGCAAACCTAAGACATGACTATTATGAGCATGATGGTCACATTTTTAGTGCCAACTGGTGACAGTTAAATATGTGTCACACACTACCGAGAATCGGATACAAAATGCCCTATAATAGGGTTATCAATCAAACTAAAACAACTAACAACATGGAATTAGTAATTGGCGAATCAGTAAAGGAAACAAACAGAGTTTTCAACAAGACTTATACAGAGGAGTATTGTAAGGCAATTACGGAGAACTACAAGTTAGAACACATTAGAAGTATGGAGAGAATGTTGGCAGAAGACCCAGAGTGTACCTACGCAGCAAATCAACTTAATGATATTCAAACTGGTAAGGCAAACTTAATGAAGTTTGAGATCAGAGAAGGTAAGAAATACTATAAAATCGTTCAAGTTGAGTTTGACACATTTCAAGGTAGAAATGAGTACAGAGATAGATCAGTTCATTCATTTGTTGATAAAAATACAGGAAATGTTTACAAACCAGCATCTTGGAAAGCACCACACACAAAACACGTTAGATTCTCTTTCCAGAAACCAGAGGACATTCGATTCTTACTTACACCAAGTAATGTTGATTGGGCGGGTGGATACCTTTATCTGAGGTAGGAGGAAATATGTCAAAAAATATGACACCAAGAGAAAAATTAGTTTTCATCGCTTCATTCATTCTGTTCACACATTGGTCAACATGTATTACTTCTCTCATTCTGGATACGGTTATTCTAAGAAACTCTGTAAAGATATTACCTCTTGGTTTGTAGGAAACTACCTACCAAGACACAAATTAGATATTGATGTCGTTCACAGAGGACTCAAACGTGAGTGCGTCTTTGGGTGGTGTAACATCACAGGAGATAGTTACAGACCCAGAGATTTCCAAATTGAGATTGATACTCACTTGGATGTAAAAACCTATACACTTACACTCATACATGAACTAATACATGTTCGTCAATGGGTAATGGGAACATTGAAAATGAAATCAGGCAGAACTTATTTTAATAATAAGTATGATGGTAGTGAATACCATAATCAAGGACATGAGATTGAAGCACATCAACAAGAGAACATTTTATATGAAAAATTCTTACTTGACAAATATGGTGTGACAGTTGAAGAAGTGTCATTCTTTTACCCCAAACTTGGATTTTAACCCTTATAATAGGTATATAACAAACAAAGTTCTATGAATCTATGAACAAAGTAGATCAACTTCAAAAAGACATCGCATTTTGTATCGACAAATGCGGTATGAATGATGAGCAAATCGGAGAGTTTCTTCGTGCTTCGGAAGAATTAGGTATTGGATGTGAATATCTTGCCGAAGAGTTCATTTTCCAAAGTATCACAATGGATGAGTTTGAGAGACTACATTGTGATAGTGATTATCTCAACATTGCCGAGTTCAATGCTTTATACTGGGAGAACTAAATGACCAAAGAAATGCTATTCTTATGTGATGTTTATACCAACTGGTGTGACTCACAAAATCTACCAAATTTTTATAGTGCTGATGATCTATGCTATGGTAGAGACACTAAAGACAAACTAACACTCAAACAAAAAAATTGGTTAGAAACCTTTATTGATGTTTGGGATGTCGTTAACCAACATACATAGGAGGAATTTATGGAAAACGTACCAGTTTATGATCTACCCCAAAGTCCAATCCTTATTGTAGGATTCTTTGGTATACTATTCACACTTGTATTATTATACTTTGTGAATCGTGCCTATTTCAATTCGCCACTTAATCGGGACAGAAGATGAAACTTGAATTGAATAAAGAACAACTTGAACTCTTGAAATTCGTAGTTCTCAATTTTGAGACTAATGATGACGAAGAGGAACAAATACTTCAAGCAATCGAAGAGAAAATTTATGACCTACAGGAAAAGGAAGCACTTAAACTTGTAGGCATATTAAAGGCACAGGCAAAACAACCAACTATGGAGTGGGATTAATGAGTTACGATACTGAACACTACTACGCAGTTCAAACTTTCCTTGAAGATGATGAACTTTGTAAAATATGGAACATTATCGAAATTGCGATGAACAGAGAGGGTTATGATGTATCAAACTCAGAACTGTCATTAAGATTATATGATAGTGAACTGGAAGAGAACATTGAGCATGACATGGAGAACTTGCTAAGTAGTCAATCAGAGGGCAAAGACTATGGTAGCAAAGTTGACGCACTTGTGGATAGCATGGGTGTGACAGATAAAAAGGTGTCTACTACTTACAGACGTAAGGACATGGACTTGTTATAATAAGTATATAACAAACAGAGGTCTTATGATTAAAGTCGGCACTAACGTCAAGTCAAAAATACATGATGATCTTACTGGTCACGTTGTGATTTGTGAACCAATCAACAACTATGCTGTTATTATGACAGACATCATTGAATATGAAATGATGACAGTTGAGTGTTTTCTATCTGACTTGGAGGTAGCATAATGAAAGTATCAGAACTAATCGAAGCACTATCACGTTATGATCGTGATGATGATGTAACATTCTACTATCTTAAGAATAATGTATTAACAAACTGTCAGTTTGAGGACATAGGATTCTACGGAGATATGGGTGTAGAGTTTACTATTCAAGATACCTATGATGGTATTGAATCAACAATGTTTTAAGGAGAACTCATGAAATTCAATGTAACCGAAGTTGAGTTTGACTTTGATGATGATTATGCCAACGGATTCAAACTCACATTTGATGAAGAGATTGAACTCAGAGACTTGACACTTGGTGTATGGGAAGCAGACGATGAAGATGACCTAATTGAAGAAATCACATCAGCAGCAGGTTGGTGTATTAGAAACATTGATTATGAGGTTCAATTAAAATGAAGTTAGACAATTACGAACTATCCAGTATTCACTATACATTATTCTATTATATGGATAATGCCGACCTTGATGAGGATGAAATGGAGTGGATAGGATTACTCAGAGAAAAAGTTGAAAGTATTATGGTATCTCAGATCAACAATGAAAATGTACTGGTTCATGACAGTTAAATTAGTGTCACATCCTATATACAATTCACACCATTATCCTTTATAATAAGTATATACAAACAAAGGTATTATGAACTCAGGAAAATCAAGCACAGAACTCAATGACATGTTCACACAATTTGTTGATTATGTTGATTCATTCTATGGTGTCAATGACCCACTTTATCCATTGGTCGATTGTGCGGGTCAATCACTCACTAAGATGGACATCTATGGTGCGACTCACATATATCTTGGTCAATGTGCTGACGAAAAACTTGAGTATGTAACATGGGGTGATGGTGACTCACTTGACAGAGAAAGAGTCAGAGACATTCTAATCGACCAGTTCAATTACAAATTTAAGGAGGAATCATGATCGGACTTGTTTTTATTCTCATCATAATGTTCATTTTTGCGATTTTGCTCTATTATGACCCACATCGCTAAGAATGTATCAAATGATACACTACTACTCCTCTCAGATTCGCCTGTAGCACCTCTGAAAAAAGTCTCAGGTATGATTGTATCCCCCCTAAATTCATGAAATCACTATTTACAGCAGAACAAATCGAAGACCTTAAAAAAGAATTTGTTGAGGTCTATATCAATGATATGAACATTGAACAACTCAAAGATTGGATTCGTGTAGTCTATCTTGGCGAATTGAACAAGTGTACAGAGGATGAGATCAGAGAAGAAATTGATAGGTATGATGAAAACTTGTATGAGGTCTTAGCACCCTATGTACTTGACATGGAAGGATCATACGAAGAACTACAAGAGTTCATACATGAGAGACATTCACTTGATTGGGTAAACAACTAATGATTGAGAAACTCACAATATCAGTTCCCTTTACAGGCGATGAACTGTATGAAACTATCAAACTCTATGACATATTGAGAGATATGGACTTTGAGTTATCAGAAACACAAGTCGAAGTGTTTG